CCGTCGAAGAGCTGGTCGTAGACCGTCATCTCGAGGTCCACGGGCGTCTCGATCGCAACCCCGGCGGCCGAGAAAGTCGCGAGCCGGACGTCGACGAGGTCGGCGCCGAGACGCCAGAGCTCGCCGGAGAAGACGCCCGCGGCGAGTTTCAGCTCGAGCCGGTAGCCGACGAACGTCCCGGGCGATCCGGAGAGGTACACGCCGCGCGCGATGAGCCCCGCGACGCCCGTCGTAGCGCCGGTCGAGAAGACGAAGGTGCCGACCCGCCGCTGGCTCTTGAGGCTGTCGGCGGGTCGTTGGTAGAGCTCGCGCCCCGGAGTGTTTGCCGAGGCGACCGCGATCGCCTCGTCGGCGGCGTCATACGCGAGGCCGTAGCCCGGAACGAGCTGCAGGCCGTAGCCGCCCGCGTCGCCCGGGAAGGCCGACGAGAAGTCCCTCCAGAAGACGCCGAGGACGGACCGCACGCGGCAGAGGCTGCCGACCCGGCCGGTCCAGTCGTCGGCCCACAGGAGGTCCTCCGAGTCGCCGTCGAGCACGCGGAAGCTCGAGCACAGCGCGCCGTAGGCCGCCGTGTTTCCGTTGACGAGCTGAAGCAGGTCGCCGACGACCGCGACGGCGTCCACGCCGCTCGGGTACTGCCCGCCGGTCAGGTCCGCCTCGAAGACGGTCGTCCACTCCTCGGCCTCGACGACCTGGTAGCCGGGCGTTGGGTTCAGCGCGACCGGCGTCGGGCCACGCGGCGCCGCGCCGTCGCCGGCAACGATCGAAGCGCCGGCGGCCTGCACAAGGCCAGCCGCCGCCTTGGCCGTGCTCGTCGACTCGCCGACGTAGCGCCGCGCCCCGCGCACGCCGCCAGCGACCGAGCCGATCTGGTGCGACGTCTCGTAGACCGCGAGCCCGCCGTCGCTCGCGGCGACCCAATCGGCGAAGAGCGCCACGACGAGAGCCTCCATGTCCGCGTGCCCCATCGCTCCGAGCGCGTTCGCGAGCTCCGTCGAATCGGCGGGCGTCAGGCGCGGCCCGAGAGCGTAGGCGGCGAGTCCGAGCCCGTACGAGGCCTGGAGGAGCGCGCGCTGCGCCGCGACGTGCCCGGCGGTCGTCGCGCGCTCGGCGTCGAGTGCCGCGACGATGTCCTCGGGGGTGTCGGTCAGGTCGACCATCGCCTCGTCAAAGTCCGGGACCTGGCAGGCGAGCGCAACGATCTGCGCGCTCGGCGCCGTCCCGAGAACCGCCTCGGTGACGTCGGTCTCGCTCGCGCGCGTCGAGACCACAAAACGCAGCCGCCCGAGCTGCGCGTCGACGTCGAAGGTCTCGCGGGCGATCGCGAAGACCTCCTCCGCGAGCTGCCCAGCGCCCATCCACTGCGCGACCTCCGGGTCGGCGTCGAGCGGCGTCCCGATTACCTGCCCGTCGGTGACGGAGCCGTGCGGCGTCGCGTCGTTGCCGCGCTTCCAGGCCTCGAGCGCCGAGAGCCCGGCGCCGGCGACCGGCACCCAGACGCCCGGGTTCGTCGGCAGGTCCTCCTGGTAGGCGGCGCGCCACGGCTCGTGCCCGCGCTCGACGTAGACGAGGAGGCTCGGGTCGAGCTCGTCGCGGACGCGCGCGAAGACGCTCTCGAGCGCCGCGTCGGTGAGTCGCTCGGGGACCGCGAGCCAAAGGTCACGGGCGAAGAAGCTGGAGAACGCGAGGACCTGCCCGAGCGGCACGCCCGCCGCGCCGGTCCAGAAGAGGGAACCGTCGGGCGCGAGGTCCGCGAAGTCCTCGGCCTCGCTCGTCTCGACTCGCAGCGCGCCTGCCCACCGGAGCACCCGGTTGTGGATGCCGAGCTCCTCCGCCGCGGCGATGTCCCAGATGCTCGAGTCGATCGCGCCTTCGTCGTCCTCGTGGTAGCAGCGAAGCCCGGTCGGCGGATCGGAGGGCGTGAGCGCGACGATCGCGAGGTGCACGCCGTCGGCCGATGGCGTCGCGACCTCGAAGGAGATCCGCCCGGAAGCGAGCTGAACGAGCGACGCGCCGTCGTTCGCGACTTCCCAGGTCACGGGCCCGCCCGTCCACTCAACGAAGTAGGTTCCTGCGCGGTAGGACGGGAGCGGCGACGAGTCGACGCCGGCGGCGAGGTGGCCGCGGAAGAGCGCCGTCGCGATCCGCTGCCCGCTGGCGACCGCCGTCGGCATCCCGTTTGCGTCCTGCGCGACCGGCGTCCCGTTGTCGACCAGGTTCTTGGCGCCCGCTGCGGTCTCGGAGACCCAGGGCAGCGCCCCGTGGAAGGCATTCCGCGACAGCCGCACGAGCGCGCTGCCGGCGTCGATCGGCCCGACGTTGTAGCCGATCGCGGAGGCTCCCGGAGCGGCCTGCGCTCCGACGGTCTGAGCGACCGGCTCCTGCCAGACGGTGTCGCGGACCTGCGCGAGGACGTGCGCCGTCGAGAGATCGTCGGAGTCGACGAGCAGCCGGAAGGTCACCGGCTGGAACATGCTGCCCTCGTACTCGAGGAGCGCGGCGGTCTCCGCGAGCACCGTCTCGGCGTTCGTCGTCCCGTTGTACCGCGTCAGCTTGAAGCGGAACTGCCCCGGCGTGCCGAGGCCCTGCGCGTAGAACAGGAGCGCGCTCTGGCAGTCGGCGAACGCCGCGTAGCCGTTCGTCGAGCTCGACGTCGGGCCTCCGCACGCGACCCGGGCTGCGACGCCCATCTTGCGGACGTTCGCCGTCGTGATCGTCCCGAGCGCCGTCGCCCACTGGAGCGAAGCCTGGACGTCGACAAGCCGGCCGAGGTTCTCGATCCAGGGGACGATCGCGCCGTTGAGAGGCGTGAGGAAGCTCGGGTTCGGGTTGGCGAAGAGCACGCCGCCGAAGCCCAGCACGTCGAGGCCGGAGATCGGGACCGCCTCGACCCAGCCGTTGGCGGTGCCGACGTCCATCCGCAGCCCGAAGTAGAGCGCCGGTAGCGTCGGCATCCCGGAGGAGGCCGTGAAGTCAGACCACGAGAGATCGCGCGGCAGGCCGGAAGCCATCAGACCCTCCCGATCGCGCGCCGGAAGCTCGCGTCCGTCGTGAGGCGAGCGGCGATCGTGCGGACGAGGCCGCCGGCGTTGCGCTCGAAGACGCGCGTCGCGTCTGCGCCGTCGAGCGCCTGGACCGTGACGTTCATCTGGAGAACGATCGGCGTCCCGCGGCCGCCGCCCTTGAACTCGACCGGCACGGCGCCGTTGGGCATCGGCACGATGGCCTCCTCGTGCTGGCCCTCGCCGGCGACGAAGAGCTGCGGCGACGAGACGACGCCGCCGCCGGCGTAGGCGTGGAACGGCAGCCCCTGAGCAGCGGCGAGCGCGGGACCGTTGGCGAGCGCCGAGAGTCCCTGCCCCACGGGCTCGACGGGCCCCGAGGCGACGCCGCCACCCGCGAAGCCGAAGACGCCGAAGAGGCCGTTCAGGCTCCCGCCCGTCAGGCCGCCGATGACGGCCGCCTGGATCGCCGCGCGGATCAGGTCCGCGAGGATCGCCTGCGCCAGGTCGCGCACGTTGATCGCGGCGAGGTCGGCCGAGAGCGCCGCCTCGGCGAGCGCGTCGGCGAAGCCCCCAACGGCTCGATCGCCGACTCCGGCCAGGGCGCGGCCGAACTCGCCGGTGGTCGCGGTGCTCCGCGCCTTCGCCTCCTCCTCGCGCTCGACGCGGTCGACGAGCAGCAGGAGCCGGTCCGCCTGCTCGGCCGTCAGCCGGTTTTCGGCCGCGAGCAGCTCGAGCCGCGAGCGTTCGGTCGCCGCCCACTGCTCGATCGCCGCGATCTGCTCGTCGACGGTCGGCGTGACCCGCCCCCACAGCTCCTGGTACTCCGCGGCGAAGAGCGCCGACTGCGCCGCGGCCTCCTGCTGCGCCGCCGCGGCGCGCGCGAGGACGCGCTCCGTGACGTCGGCCAGGACCTCCAGCGGCGAACGCGCTACCTCCAGGCCGGCCGCCACGCCCTCGCCGACCGCCTGTCCGATCGCCTCGCCGCCCTCGCGAGCTGCCGCG